TCACCGCGGCAATGGAACGGTCACGGCTGATGACACGCCCAATGCACCGCGCTGGACGATCAGCGCATCGAGCGACACCGTCGCGGCAGAACGAAAGTGCGCCATTGTTACGGTATCAATCGCAAGGCTCGGTGCCGCGACCTCGATGGCTGCGACCTCGGTGCCATCTGCTAGAATGATGACTCGGTAGGCTTCGAACGCCTCGTCGAGCGGCACCTCAACCTGATCGCGCCAGGCAAATCCGCTTCGACTGCGACGGACCCAGCGCAGGGTGACGCTCCCGTCGGCATCGACATCGCAAACCGGATGCACGGGTGCCAGGGGTCGCATCGCACGACCGATATCGGTCAGACCGGCATGCACAGGCACGGCATCGCCCCTGCCTTGTGCCAGAGCCTGAAAATCCGGGCGAGCACTCACCCGGTCCGGATCGACCAGAACCAGGGCATCATTCACAAGGACAAAGCTCTCGTCGGTCCCGTGAGCGGAGATAGCGTCTTCCGTCCCGCCGCGACCCCGCCACAATCCACTCAACCGGAATGTCCGGTCTCCCATCGGTTCTGCCCGCGCAAACTGCAAGAGCTCGCGGCCCACCATCGCCATATTGGCACCACGCGACAGGGCATCGTCGTCAGCATTGGCGAGCACAAATGGGCCGTCGCGCACCAGCTCGACAGTGATCGTGTTGAGATCGTCGCGGATGAGCGACGACCCCGGACCAGGGCCGACAACCACGTCTCCCAGCGTGGCTCCAATCCGCAGGAAATCGAGTATTTCGCCTGGCAACGCCGCATCGTCGGCTTCATAGACATGGGCACCGCGCCAGCCTGGCTGACGCCCAGCGGCAGCGATGCCGATATGGGGATGGCTCATGGGGCGGTCCATCGGCGAGGGCAGATCGAAAATCGCCAGTCGGGTCTCTCCGATCGGACCATCCGGTGAACTGATGCTGCGTCCCGGATCGCTTACCTCGGTTGAAGCGCCAGAGGCTTTGCCACGGCTTTCCAGTTCGAGATCGACCCCCTCCGCGCCCCACTGCCATCGCCGGACCAGCCACTCGCCCGCCATGCCCTCGATTGCGACCACCTTCCCAGGGAGCAGGTCCATATCAAACAGCGCCAGCCTCAATCGGATGCGTTCTCGTCCGTCGCGATCCAGCCTCAGCAACTCGTTGACCCGCTGCTGCGCGCGTCCGGCCGTCATGACTGCGGGAACGTCGATGTGCTCTACACGGCCATCAGAGCTTGCACCTGCGCGCCTGAGCCCCGGTTGATAGTCGCGCTCAGGCTCGTAATATCGCAGCGCCAGCGCTCCTGTTGCGCGCACCGACCTGCGCCGTTCCAGAAACCCGATCGCTTCCTGCTCACGCGGAAGCAACATCCTGTTGGTGATGGTCATGTCAGGCCCGGCAGCCGCTTCACGCCAGGCCGTTCGCAAAAACCCATCTTCTTCGGAAAGCGCCACGGGAAAGCCTGCGGCGATGGCCTGGATGGCATCGCGCCGGGTGTCTCCGGTCAAGCTCCAACCGGCGACCGCCTGGTCACCCCTCGGAGACGGTAGTGCGTCCACCAGTTCCGCCATCAGCCGGTTCAGCTGGACTTCTCCATCGGTGCCGATGACTTCGAAGGTGAGCGAGGGGATACGGTTACCAAACTCCTCGAGCGCCATGTCCTCGAACACGGCATAAGCGAGACCGCGATAGGCAGGGCATTGTCCGACCCCCTCGGCGGCAGCGATCAGCGGATCGACGGACTGGTCCCCATGCCCGTCATGCAGTCTGAAATCCGTCTCGCTGGTGAATACGCCATCTGCGCCGCGCAACAGGTTGCCCTCGGCCCAAATGCGCCCCACGCTCGCGATCGGTCTGGCGGAAAGGGCGACAGCAAAGGATACGGAATAGCTGTAGCGCGTCGTACCGGGTCGCCCCTTTCCTCCGCCTTCACGGATGCGGCGCTCCTTGAGATCGGTGGCCCAGATCACGGTACCCGCAATCCGCGCGCGGCCATGTACATGCGCAAAGGCGCTGCCATATTGCGAGCTCTGCACGGCGAGATCGACCAGCCTGGGACCTTCGCGATCCCGGGGCCGGAACAGCAAGGTCTGGTCGACCGTCCGCCCTAAAAGTGCCCCCAAGGCCCCGCCCAATGGACCGCCGACCAGAGTGCCGACGGCGCTCAATACCAATGTTGCCATTGCCTGCTCTCCCTACCGGATCTGCCAGCGCCGCCGGATCGGCCACGGCACGGGCAGCGGAGAAGCAACGACCCGGCCAAGCCCGGCATGCGCATGTACCAGCAGACCCATGCCAATGATCATCACATGGAACTGGCCCGAATTCGGCTCGCACAGCAGAATATCCCCCGGCCGATCTGGCCTGACGTCCTCGACTTCCGTCAATCCGCATGACGATGCCCAGTCATCAAAGCGGTCCAGACAGCCACCGCGCAGCCGGTAAGCGATCGGCGCATCGACGCTGCGGCCGACCCGCTCCAGCGCTGCAGCCAGCACCCCGACACAATCCAGCCCGGTGGCCGGATCGCGTCCGTGAAAACGGAAAGTGCAGCCGACCAATCCGTGTGCCGCCTCGGCCAGGCCGATGGACATATCCATGTCAGAATGTCGCAAAACGGGTGAGCAGATCATTGCCGGGCAGGTGCGGCTCACCGCGAAAATTGTGTGCATTTTCGAACCTGTTGGCACAGGTGGCAAAGCTCTTGTCGCACCCCTCGACCAGCAGCGCCCGATCGCCCGGCTGCGCGGGTGACGCCAGCTGCGTTTCCAGAAGAAGCGCTCCGCCTTCCTGCCCCACTATTCGGGCCTGAAGCCCGGCATTGTCTCCGTCGATCCAGCGCAGCAGTCCATGCGCAAGACGTTCCGCTCCGACTTCATCGACGCCGGCAAAGCGCAGACTTTCGTCTTCCACTGCCGACAGCGCGGCGACCTGTTCGAAGCGGGTGCGGCTGAGCCCGCAGCCGGGACCGCAAAAATCCGCGCGGCAGGATGGAGAGGACACCGGTGCAAACGGGCGATCCAGCCTGGCCTTGATTCCACGAAGTTCGGCGGAAAAGCGCTGCCCCTGAACCGATAATGCGCCCAGATGCCCATGCCAGAACCACATGACACCGTCCTGCGGCCTTTCCCAATCGGCAAGACCCATGGCGATTGCCGCCTGATCCCACCGCCCTGCTTCGAGATCGTCCTGACGTATCAGCACATGGCTGAGCGCACCGCCGACATCCATGTCGAGCGGCTCCAGGCCGTCGTCCATCTCGATCGCTGAAGGCAACATCCCGGGCGCTGCATGATAGCGGACGTGATCGATGATCAGATCCCGATCATGCGCTACGAAACCGAGCGCAATTCCGTCAGCACGCTCGATCCGCCACAGCATAGCGATGGTTTCCAGCGGGCGGTCGAACCAGCGCGTTCTCATACCGCCTCGCGAATCTCGACCAGAGGCACCGAGGCCGCAACGCCGGCGGCAAATGTGGCTGCGCCTACCGTCAGTTCGTCGGTGGCGAAGCGAACCGGCACGTCGAAAAGATAGCCGGCTCGAATTTCTGCCCCAGGTGCGGGCGGTGTCGCGAAACGCACCACGCCCCCCTGCTGCAGCGACCATCCGTTCACGGGCGCCCCGTCAATCGACACCAGCAAGGAACCTTCGACGGGCCGGGTGATCCTGCGCTGCTGACCCTCGGTAGGATCCCCGTAATGCTTGATCAATGCAAAGTCGGAGCGAACCCCGTCTCCCTCCCCCAGCAGCTGGTCGGAATGATGCGGGGCTGCGCCATCCTCAGCCGAACTGCAGTCGAGCGGATCGCGCAGGCGAAAGCCGCGCGCTGCGCCCCGCCGCGCGCGGAAGAAGCGGACAAGATCGGCACAATCGGCCTCAGATCGGATACCCGGGCCGACATCGAAGCTCAGGCTCGCATCGGCCCACAGGCTGTTGCGGGTCTCATGGCCGCTCACGGACTGGAAGACCTGGGTGGAAAAGCGGCTGGTGCATTCAGCCTCCCGGCCGATCGCAAGCGGAAACAGCACATCGTCAAAGGCCTGCATCGCTTCTGCTCCTTCTGGCTGAAGATCGAAATAGGTGAACCCGTCGCGCGTCACCTGCGGCAGCGCCCAGATCAACGTTTCGGCGACCCCGCGTCCCTTGGCCATGTCTGCAGACAGCGCGATGTTGGCCCAGACCTGCGCCTGTTCCGGCCGCAGCACGAATCCGCTCATGTAATGCTGCCGGGCGAGCGGGTACCCCAGCCGCTGCTGCATGAGGTCGAGGCCCGCCTGATGGTCGGCAAACCGCCCCTCGATCACCCAGTCATAGTCTTCGAGCTGCAGCACATCGAAAGCCGGCCATGCCCAGCCAAGGGGCACGTTCGCGCGCCGGGCCTCGGGCGCTGCGCTGTCCAGCACTGTCGGAAGATAGACCAGCACCAGCGATTCCACTGGCCGCGGCGCAACGGCAGCGCGGACAGCGCCGACAAGAGCCAGGGTCGAGTCCGCCAGAATAGCACCCGCCTGATCGAGCATCGACGTCTGCGCCGCATTCATCGGTCCACGAATGCTCGGGATCGAGACACTGGCCGTGCCAAAGGCCTCGCTGGCCGCATGGTCGTAGAGGCAGATTCGGCCATCGGGCATGATCCACCACCAGGGCTCGCCCACCTGGAAGCGAACTGGCAGGTCTGCTTGAGCCATGATCTGCGCAAACGCGACCCCGACCGCCTGCAGATAGCCCATGGCATCGGGATTGGCAGGACTGAGCAGGGTCGAGGGCGGCTCCCAGCCCGTCAATGCGGGATCGCCATTTTCGGCGCGCTGCTTCCAGCCGGACGGGCAATGAACATCAAAAAGCTCGTATGACAGCGAGATGATCGGGCTGAGCCCCCAGCGCTTTGCCTCGTGCGCCAGATTGCGATGCCATGCTGCGCAGGGCGGGCAGATCGCCCCGCCGGCCGTCGTCACGAGCAGGTCTTCGCCAACGCGAGCCAGCGAGAAATAATGGCTCATGCCGACATAATGGTTGATCGACCCCCGATACCCCAGGCCGATGATGTTGCGAACGATCCGCGCGGGTGCGAGATTGAAGCTGTCGTCATAGGCGGTCGCCATCGCCAGGCCGTGCGGGGGAACAAGCACATCGCCGATCTCCAGGATCGAACGCGCGCCGTCGCAGGCAATCTCGGTCAGTTCGACCCAGCCATCGGCAGGGCTGGCCAGCGGTCCGGGCGTCGCATCGTAGCCGGGAGGGACCAGCGAAATGAACATCCGGTCGATATCGGCAGGATAGACCGGCTCGGCCTCATCGGGCAGCGCGAAGCCGCCTGACAGAGCGGAAAACGGCAATCGTATCCGGGCATCCTCCGGCGTCCCGCTCGCATAGTTCCAAAGCCGCACATACCAGCTGCGCGGTACGCCTGCGGCATCGCGTCCCTCGACCGTCAGCGTCGGGCCGTGCACCGCATCAAGCGGCTTGATCCCCGACGACCGCCACCGAAAGCTCAAGCTGGTACGACTGTAATCGCGATCGGTCGCATAGGCGAGCAACGGGTGATCGAAGTGATCCTCGCTGTCCCAGATAAGCCCGGCCAGCGCATCGCGATCGTGGAACTGGACATCGACGCGCAGCGCGTCCGGCGCAGGTGTGACCACCGACGCCATCATCGGACGCGGGAAGTTGACCGTCCAGAAGCGCGGATCGAACCGCTGAACATGGCTCCTGGCCTGATCGCGGCCTGCCTTGCACAACCAATAGGGCATGGCCTCAATCCTGCATCAGGGCACGGCGCACGGCGCGCGCGACCTGTCGACTGGATGCCTGGAGCGCAGCAGGCGCGGTCTGCTGGCCGGCGTGAATGCTGATCGACACGCGCACATCGCGCGCGCCTGCGCTGCCCCCGGGTTCGACACGGCCATAGCCTTGCGGAACGAAAAGCTCGGGCCCGCGCTCGCCGACCAGATAGGGGCGACCCGCCGTAACTGGCCCGCCAGTCGCGCGACCTGGCAGACCGAGCAGCGCAGACAGCAGGCCGACCGGCGGGGAGGCACCGCCATCCGCGCCGCCGAGCCCGAGCGCCGCAATGCCTTTCTGGATCGCAGCCGCGGCGATCTCCTCCATCACCGCCAGGGCGATGCGCTTCAGATCCTCAAACCCCAGCGAACCGCGCCGAAGCGCCGTCATCAAGCCACGTTCGAGCACCTGCCCCGCGCGGCCAAGGCCTTCGATCAGTACATTGTCAATCTGGCCGCGCATCACGGCGACATCGCGGCCAAAGCCCTGGGTATCCGCGCGCACACTGACCAGCAGCTGCTCGATTTCTTCATCCATCGGGTGTCTCCGGTTCGTCGGGGAACAGGGTCTGCAGGGCCGCTATCGCTTCAGCCGATGGCGGCGCGGACACCGGATCGCCAGGCAAAGTCAGCGAGGCTGCCAGTTCGTCCGGCGTCGCCTGCCAGAATTCCCGTGGTCGCCAGCCGAGCATTCGCGCTGCGATTCCCGCGAGGACCTTGGCTCCATCGGCAAAACGTGCCCGGGTCATCGGCCCTGCAAAATCTGCCGGAGCAGGATCTTGAGCACGGGTGTCAGCGCCAGGAGCCCGACATCGGCCAGGGCGTGGGCAAACCCTTCGCGGTCGAACGGACAGGTTCCGGCCACGCGGCAGTGCCAGAACAGCGCCACCAGTTCCGCCAGGCCCAGCCGGCCAGCGGCTGCGCGCTCGACCAGATCGAACAGCGGCCCGATTTCCTGCTCTGCCGCCACCAGGGCATTGAAGCTGGGGCGCAACAGCACCTCGTGCCCGGCAAGTTGGAGCATCGCCTCGCCCCGGACATGGTTGGCCACGGCGCTCACAGGCTCTCCACCGCGCCGGAGCTTTCCAGCGCCATCGAGTAGTTGCGTTCGCCATTGAAATCGCCGGCATATTCCAATCGTGCGACGAGAAAGCGGCCGCGCATCCGTGCACCGCTCTCGAAGCTCAGCTCGTAATCGTCGAGCGTCCCGTTCATCGCGTGCACGCGGATCGCGTCTTCCGCATCCGAGCCGAGAAACAATCCGGCGGCGGAGACCGAGACCGATCGCACGCCAGCGCCCGAAAGCAGCTCGCGCCAGCCGCCGCTGCCCTTGTGCGTGATCACGACCGGCTCGCCATTGATCGCCAGCTGCGTGGTGCGCAGCCCCGCAACGGTGCGATAGGCCGGCGGGCTTGCCCCATCGCCGATCTTGAGCAGGAAGGCGCTGCCTTTTTCCGCTGTCATGTCATGTCCTTTCGTCAGAGAGCCAGCAGCCGCGCCCGGTAATCGAGCGTGGCAAGCCAGAGTTCGCCAAACCGCACCGTGCGGCTCCGCAGGGGGTGCAGGCTGACCAGCTGGAAGCTGCTTCCGGTGCGCGGCATGGTCATCAGCCGCAGGTCGAGAGCACCGCCGATCGCTGACACCGGCGCTGCATCGGATGATCCATCGCGGATCGAAAAGGCCAGCCGCACTTCCCGCCCAGGACGGTCCTTGGTGCCCCAGTCGGTCGCCAGCACGTCGTCGAGCAGGACATAGGGCGCCGCGATCCGCGCCGGGCTGCGGTGGAACACGCCATTGACCTGCGTCAGCAGCGCGGCATCGCTGGCGAGCCAGTCGATCACGGACAGCACAAAATCCTGTTCCAGGCTCATCGCCCCAATCTCCCAAGCCATCGCAGTCCGGCATCGAGCCACCGTCGGCGCAGCAGGCCTCGCCCGAAAAGGCGCACACGGCCCCTGTCGCGAACGATGCGGATATCGGGCCACTGGATCTCGATCTGATCACACATCTGCTGGGCGCGACGTTCGGCCCTGCGCTCACCGATCTGCAAGGCACGACGCAGCAGGGCGCTTCCGAAGCGGTGGTTCACAGCCGCATCCTCCGCCAGGGGCGCCAGAGTGCCGCGACCATGGCAGGCGGGGCTGCGTCAGCGGAATCGCGCGCCAGATGGACATGCGCCGCCAGCCGGATGATGCCCTGGCGCAAAGGTTCGGGCAGGTCACCCCATTGCGAGGCCAGACCCGCCATATAGCGGACCTCGATCCGCCCTGCCGATCCCGGGTGCAATACCCGGACCCGGCCCGTCCCATCGGCTGAGATGTCGATTGCATAGGCATCTTGCGCCAGGGCAAAGACCTCGCCGTCGGCGGAAAGGCCCTGCACCCCGGTGATTGCACTGACCGGCTGTGCGCTCAGCATCTGCCAGTTGCGGGCCACCGCCAGCGTCTCGCGATGCTGTCGGACAAGGAGCGCCTGGCCGATGAATTGTTCGCAAAGGTCCGCTGCGCTGCGCAGATGCCCGATCAGCATGGCATCATCATCGTCGCGGGTGATGTGCAGAAAGGCACGCGCTTCGGAAAGGGCGAAAGGCGCGAGCGGGGCGGCATCGCTGGTCACCAGAGCCATCAGCGATGCTCCACCCTGACGGTAATCGAGCGTTCGTCGATCTCACCGTTGGTCAGCGTGACGCGGTTGGTCAGCGCATAGCTTGCTCCCGAGCGCCCGCCGGCAATCGTCACCAGAGCAGATAGTCCGTCATGGCCGGAAGCCAGCACGGTCAGCCCGTCGGGCTCGGCAGGGATCACCTGCCACTGGCTGGCGGAGACGAGGTTCGCACCCAGATAGGCCGCGCCCCAATCGACGCGATAGTCGGTCCGGCTGTCCGGATCCTTCACCAAAAGGCTCATTGTTCTTCCCTCTTCAGGATTTCAGGGGCGGGGGCGGCGTGGCACGAGGGGTGCGGTTCGGCCCGCGGGCGGACGATGGTTTGCGATGCGCGCCGCTTCGGCCAGGGGTCCGGTCGCAGAGCCTGCCCCCCCGCGCAGCACCCCGCCGCACAAGGCTGCGCCGCTCAGTGCATCAGCCTGCAGCATGGTTGCTCTCCGGCTCGATCAGCGCCGCGATGTCGTGCGCGATCACTGCAACGAGGAACAGCGCCAGCTGGTCTGGCCGGATGCCGAAGCGGTCTTGCTCCGCGCCATCATCGTCGATCCAGCGGTCATGGCAGCACCAGGCATAGCGGCGCCAGTCCAGGCCGTGCTCGGTCAGGATCGCAAACGCGCGCTGCGCGCGCAGGCCGAAATGAAGACGCGCTTCATCCGGCCCCTTGGTCGTGCGCGCATCCAGCCACTGGTACAGGCCGAGCTCGCGCATCAGCGCGCGTCCGGCAGCAATCTCCTGCGCTTGCAGCGGCCCCAGCCAATGCTTGTCGCGCGCGTCTGATGTATTGATGGCGCCGGTCGCAGCATAGACCTGCGTCCAGCGCCGACTGGCCGAGCCCGATGCAGAATAATTGTCGAAGGCAGGACGCAGGCCGGTCGATACGATCTGCACGGCAGGGATATGCCCGGCACCGCCCACGCTGATGTTCAGCGTGTCGCCTTCTTCCGTCGCCCACAGACCGACATGCCCGCCCCCGTCCAGCAGTACCAGCCCTCCGCCAAATGCCCCTTCAAGGGTCAGCGCTGCGGATCGGTTTGCAAAGGGATCGAAGCCCAGCCAACGGACGTGGACCGGGCTCGCAGCATTGGGAGTGCCGATACCCAGCCGGCCCGTTGCGCCCAGGCGGGCGCGTTCGATTCCTCCCACAGAAATGGCCAGAGCGCCGGGCTCGGGACGGAACAGACCGGTCGAGATGTCTCCTGCAAAATGGAGCGCTGGCGATGCGGCATTGCCGTCCTGCAGCGCCAGCGTGGCATGATCATGGGCTGCAGCAGCATAGCTGCCTGCTGGCTGCTTGCCATCCAGCACGGATTGAAGGCCTTCCACCTCGGTCAGGTCGTGGCGATGGGTCGGCACGTCCTGCCGATCCGCAAACCAGGCAGAGGCCACTGTCAGGGTCACGATCTTCAGGCCCGGAAGAAAATCCACGAGGCCATTGGCGCTTGATGAGGCAAGCACGCTGTGTCTCACCAGGCTGGTGCCGTCACATTCGCCTTCGCCAACCTCCCATTGCTGCTCGTGAGCGACCCCGGCAATCGCGTAATGAAAGCGCGCGCCAACCGGTACAGCCTCGGCAAATCGGCGGTGGCCTGGCGTTGCGCCGGAAAGTGCCAGCGCGCCGGTACCCGCGCCGGTTGAGGTTTCGCGCACCAGATCGGCAAAGACGAGTTCGGACATGGCTCAATCCCGATGAAAGACATGGAAATGCCCGCGCGGCGGGGGAAACCGCGCGGGCTCGCACCCTCTGGCAGAGAGTGATCGGACAGGATCGGTGGCTTCAGCTGGCCGCGAATTTCATCAGCTTGATCGCTTGCGAATTCATCACCTGCCCGCCGATCCGCTTGGTCGCATAGAAATGCACGAAGGGTTTGTTGGTGAAGGGATCGCGCAGGATGGTCGTCGCGCTGCGTTCGGCGATCAGATAGCCGGCGCGGAAATTGCCGAACGCGATCGAGAGGCTGTTCGCGGCGATGTCAGGCATGTCCTCGGCCTCGACCACCGGATAGCCGAGCAGCGTTGCCGGCTGCCCCGCGGCCAGCGAGGGCTGCCACAGGAACGCGCCGTCATCGCTCTTCATCTTGCGGATGCGCGCCAGCGTCGACGAGTTCATCACGAAGCTCGCCCCCTGGCGATAGGCGGGGCGCAGCGCATGGACCAGATCGACCAGCCGGTCCTCCGGCGACACGCTGGCGAAATTGCCGTCCGCACCCGAGGCGACATATTGCAGCGTGCCGAAGGCGCGCGCGGCATCGTCCTGCGGCGTGGGCGTACCGTTGAGGAACCCGCGCGGCCGGTTGGTGCCATTGCCGTTGATGAACGCCGCCCCTTCGGCCCGCGCGAATTCCTCGGCAATTTCGCCCGCCAGCCAGCTTTCGACGTCGAACGCTGCGTCATCCAGCATCGCCTGGCTCGCCGCCGGATTAGCATAGAGCTCACCCGACGGCGGGGCGACTTCGGCAAAGGCCGGCGTGTCGGTCTCGGGCCGCGCCGCCGTTTCGCTCACCCAGCCCGAGGGCGTCCCGCCGGTGGTGACGAGCTTGCGGTAACCCGCCGTGCCGGTCTGCACGACCTGTGCGATCGCGCGGATCGGGGAGATATCGGCGAGCGTCCGGGCGATCAGCGCGTCGATCTCGCGCGGCACCGCGAAGCCGCCATCGGGACCGGTGGTCGCGGTGAAGCTCTTCACCCCGGTTTCCAGCCCGCGCCGCAGATACTGGTCGACAAAGCTCTTGGTCTCGGGCGCCCGGTCCTCGTCGCTGCCCAGCGAGGGACGCGCGCCGGTACGAGCGATCCGCTCTATCCGCTCGCGCATCGTCGCGCCTTCGGCGCGGATAGCCTCGACATCACTTTTCACGCCATCGAGCCCGGTCTCGAGCGCGGCGATGCGCTCTTCATGCTCCTCGGCAGCGAGCAGGCTGTCAAACGAGGCCTCGAGCGGATCGGCTTCGGCCTTCAGTTCGAGGGGATTTGAGGGGATATCCATCTTTTCTTCCTTCCGTTCAGGGATCGCACGGGGAAAATCCCCGGATTGCGGGCACAAAAAACCCCGCCGAAGCGGGGCAGCTGGGAAAAAGGGAAACGCTCAGCGCGCCATGTGAACCTTCGCCCCCGGCATCATCGGCACGCTGACCAGGCTGATTTCGACGAGATCGAGATCGATCAGTTCACGCGGCGCGCTGCCTTCGGAATGACGCACGCGATAGCCGAAGCTGAGGCCGCGCGCCGCACCGCTCCGCAGGGCGGCCTCAGCTTCGTCGGCATCCGGTACCAGCGCCGCGATGACCCGCAGTCCGCGCCGGTCCTCCTGCGCCAGCGTCACAGCGCCGATGCGCCGATCGGGCCGGTGCTGCCAGAGCAGCGGCAGCGGCTGGCGCAGATCGGCCAGCGACCGCGCGAACGCCCCGCGCCGCACGATATCGCCGCCGCGATCCACCTTGTCGAACAAAGCGGCATAGCCAGCCAGGCGGAACGTCAAAGCACCATCTCGCCCAGGCCCAGTTGCACCGCCAGCGCTGCAAGCAGCAGCGCCATGACGCCGCGAATGAACTTGTCGAAGGTCTGGCCCCAGATGCCCGAACGTGCATCGCGCCAGCCCTGCAGCAGTTCGCGCAGCTCGCGCAGGTCGTCGCCAGCGCGTGCATCGGCGAGGCCGATCCGTGCCAGCGCCCGGGCAGCACCCAGATCGCCTGCCTCCTCCACCACCGCCCGCAGCGTGGCAATGTCCGCGCCTTCCTCTGCCGCCTGAGCCAGAAGGCTGGCGAGCATGTCCTCGCTTTCCATCATCCTGATATCCCCAGCATCGCCCGCTTTTCTTGCGGAGAGAGAAAGTCTGCCGCCCCCACCTGTTGCCAGAGCATCTCGCGATCCTCGGACAGTGCGGGCACCTTGTCCCGGTCGACAGCCAAAGCGGCACCCGGCCACCAATGCTCGAGCCCCTCGGCCAGCGCGGCGGTGATCTTGTCTGCCAGCGGCAGCAGCGTGAGCCGCCACAGTGCGCGATTGGCCTCGCGATAATTGGCATAGGTATTGTCGCCCGGCAGCCCGAGCAGCATCGGCGGCACCCCGAAGGCGAGCGCGATCTCGCGCGCCGCATTCGACTTGAGCGCGACGAAGTCCATGTCCGCTGGTGACAGGGCCATGCTCTGCCAGCTGAGCCCCCCTTCGAGCAGCATCGGCCGCCCGGCATTGGCGTGGCCGGCAAAGCTCGCCTCGAGCTCGGCCTTCAACCGGTCGAACTGTTCGGGCGTCAGCACCCCGCCGGGCTCATCCGGGCGATAGACAAGTGCGCCCGAGGGACGCGCAGCATTGTCGAGCAGCGCCTGGTTCCAGCGCCCGGCGGCATTGTGCACCGCCACCGCCCGCGCCGCTGCGCCCAGGCAGCCGAGACCATAATGGTCATCGCTGGGGTGAAACGCCTTGATATGGACGATCACCGGCGCACCATCGCCCTCTTGCGCCGAGAGCCGGGAAACGCTGTCGCCGACGCGGTACACATAAGCAGCTGGCCAGCCGCGCTCGTCGGGCTCGATGCTCACCCGGTCCGGGCGCAGCGCGAACAGCTCGGCGGGCCTGCCGTCGGCATCGCGCAGGAACTGCACATAGCCATTGCCGTGCAGCAGCAGATGCGCCGCCAGCGTCTCAAGCAGCCCCTGGCCCGCGCTGGTCGCGGACACGAGTGCGGTAATGGCTGGATCGGACCCGAGCAGCGGCGCGCCGCCCACCCCTTCGGCCACCAGTCGCACCGCGCGCTGGGCGATGGGATTGTCGCAATAGGCGGCGCGCACCTGCTCGGCATGGCTGAGCGGCGGATCGGCGAGCGCCAGGCTCCACGGGCCTGTGAACGCGCGCGCCAGCACCGGTCGGTCCCGCGCCGCACCCTTGAGCGCAAGCGCAAGCTGCTTCCAATATCCCATATCATGTCTCCAGCGATCGGATGCGCGGGGTGCCGCGCCGTCCCAGCATCAATTCGGTCAGCGCCCAGACCAGCGCATCGGCCCGGTCGGGGGAGCGGCCCGGCCCCTGATAGGTGCCACCTGCCATCAGGCCGCACATCTCGTCCTCCAGTCTGGCAAAGGTGCCGCAATGGACCACACGGCCCGCTTCGTAGAGCGCGGCCACCGGCTCGGCCCTTGCCGCCTTGCCCCGGCTTGCGTGCACCAGCCGCACCGGCAGCGCGATGTTCGAGGCGCGCAGTACCGCGCCTACCATCTCGCCGCCCTGATTGGCCTCGGCGATGATCCGGTCCGCGCCCCAGGCATCGGACGCGTTCGCCACAGCGCGCGCCCAGCCTTCGGGCGAAGCCCCTTCGACCGAGCAATCCGCCAGCACCGCTGCCCGGCCATCGTCCTGCAGCGCGCAGACAATGATCCCGCACGCATCGCCCGAAGACCCTGCAGGTGGATCGACCCCGATCACGACACGCACACAACCTTCAGCGCTCCAGCGGATACGGCACGCCTCGATCAGGCTGCGGCTCCACAAGGCGCCGTCGATGTCCTCGAGCAGTTCGCCTTCCAGCTCCTGCCGCCCCAGCGCCGTGCCGCCATAATGCCGCTCGACCGCCGCGAGGAACGCGGGCGGCAGGTTCGCGCGATTGGCATGGCTGCTGCCCCGGCTGATGACGAGGCCCGGATCATCGAGCAATCGTCGCACCAGCGGCACGGCACGCGGCGTGGTCGTCGCGCAGATCTGTGGCAGTCGTCCGACCCGCAGGCCGAGCTGCAGATTGTCCCATGCCGCCATCGCGCGACCCGAAGCATTGTCCCATTTGGCAATCTCGTCGCACCAGGCATGGCTGTGCTCGGGTCCGCGCAGGCCTTCCGGCTCGGCAGCAGAGAACAGCACCGCCTGCGCCCCGCCTGGCCAGCGCAAGCGGCGCAGCGAGGGTTCCCATTGCGGTCGCGTCGACTCGGGCGCGATCGCCAGCAGCCCGCTCTGCCCCTCGACCATGACACTGCGCGCCTCGGCCAGGTTTGCTGCGACCAATGCGATGCGCGCATCGGCAATCGATTCGCCGATCTGCCGCACCCATTCCGCTCCGGCGCGCGTCTTGCCAAAGCCCCGGCCTGCGAGGATCAGCCAGGTCCGCCAGTCCCCCGCCGGTGCCAGCTGTTCGGGCCTCGCCCAGAACGGCCAGTGAAACTCAAGCGCCGCAACTGCGCCATCGGAAAGACCGTCCAGATAGAGGCGCGCGGCCTCGCCCGGCATGGCCGCCAGCCTTTCGGCCAGCGACAGATGCTTCATGCGGCACCTGATCCCGGTGCTGCGGAGGCTGTGTCATTCGAGCGCTGGTCGTCTTTCGTGCTGCCATCCAGCCGCTGGCGGATCTGCTCCAGCGTCGCAGCCAGCTGGTCACGCGCTGTTCTTGCAAGTTGCGGCTCGGCAGGTGGATCGCTGCGGGTCTTCTCGGCGCTCTGCTTGTAGGCCATCAGCAGCTTCAAGCCTTGCGCATCGTCAAATTCGGTCGCCCTGCCGATGCTGCCGTCAGGCCGCTTGACCGGCTTGATCGTGCCGAAGCGCGCGGTCTTGAGCATGCGGAATTCCAGCTCGTCATAGCCGGTCGCAATCGCCATCTGCCAGCCCCGGCTGAACGCCGGGCACGTCGCGCGCAGCCGATAGACTGCCGATCGCGAAACTCCGGCACGCCTCGCCGAAACCGAGACGTTCGACGTTTCGGCAAGATGGTCGAGAAAGGCGCACAGGCTTTCCTCCGACAGGCTATCGGACAAGGCATTCTCCGCTGGGTACAGGAAATCCGAGAAAGCCTGTTGCCGGGAAGCTTCCGACTCGCGTTATCTCGATGTTCTTGTTTTGTACCTATTCAGCGTGACGATGTCAAGCAGAAATAACCAGATTGGTTAGTAGGCTTCGTCAGGGGGCGGCGGATCCTGCAGCAGGTTGAGACGGCGCAGTGCCAGGGCAGCCAGGCGCTGCGTCTCGCTCTTCCGCCGGGCCGCCGCCAACGGGCGGGTCGCCGCAGGGCGAACAATCTCGGCATCATAGGCATCGGCGATGATCAGACCGGTTGCATCGGGAAGAAAGGCCTCGCCGGAAACCAGCCCCGCATCGAGCGATGGACACAGTCCCCAATAGAAACGGTCGCAATGGTCCAGATATTCGCCCCATTTTGCATCGCCCAGCAGATCGGCGCGCGCCACCTTGATCTCCACGATGATAATCTGTCCGCGCGCATCAATGCCCATCAGATCGGCGCGCCTGCCATTGGGCAGAGCCACTTCGGGCGCAACCCAGATCTGATTGCGCCGGAACAGCCGCCCAATTCCGCGCGCCACCGCGGCTGCACCCCCCGGAGGGACTGTTGGCGACGAGTCGGACACGGGCAACCGATCCGAGATATGCAGCGCTGGCCGCGCCTGGGGCAGAACATCATCCAT